ACGCAACGCGCGCTTATTGAGACCTCCTCGTATGCGTTCTGACAAGAAAAATCCCGCAGAGGCCGAGCCGCGCGTGTCCATGCGCGGGCGCGAATGGTTCGATGCGCTGCGGAAAGAAGCGATCATTCGCGGCGCATTGCCGCGCATCGCAAAACGCGTTGTTGATCTCGCCGAGGATGGCGAAATGTGGGCGGTGCAGGAGATCGCAAACCGACTCGATGGCAAACCCAAACAGGCGGTAGAAATGTCGAGCGATCCCGATCAACCGCTGGTCATACGCTGGCGCGAGTAGTCCATCATGACGCTCATGGCCGCCAACGAGCGCGAAATTGTGATTGACTACAAGCCGCGCCAGGAATCCGTGGAATACCACGGGCGCTCGCAACGCTGGGCGTGTCGCGTCGCGCATCGCCGGTTCGGCAAAACGGTTTGCGAGATCAACGAACTCATCAAGTCGGCGATCAATAACCGCCGCGACAACGCGCGATATGCGTATATCGCGCCGTACTATGCTCAGGCCAAGTCGGTGGCGTGGGACTACCTCAAACATTACGCGCGGCCTGTAATGAAGGGGGCGGCGCGCGAGTCTGATTTATCAGTGACGCTGATTAACGGTGCGCAGATACGTCTATACGGCGCCGACAACGCAGACGCATTGCGCGGCATCTACCTGGACGGCGTTGTGATGGACGAGTATGCAGACATGCGCCCGACGGTGTGGGGAGAAATCATTCGCCCACTACTGAGTGATCGGCAAGGGTGGGCTACGTTCATTGGCACGCCGCGCGGGAAGAACCATTTTTTCAGCGTGTTTTCCACCGCGCGCGAATCGTCGGACTGGTTTTGCCAGGTGCTGCCCGCCAGCGTGACGGGCATCATTCCGGCGTCGGAACTGGACGACGCAAAAAAGCACATGACGCCAGAACAGTACGCGCAGGAATTCGAATGTGCGTTTGACACGCCGACGCTGGGGGCGATTTACGCGGCGGAATTGACGGCAGCGCGAGAGGAAGGGCGGCTGTGTGCGGTGCCGCTGGATCGTTCTGCGCTGGTGCATACCGCATGGGATTTGGGCGTCAGTGACAGCACCTGCATCTGGTTCTGGCAGATGGTGGGCCGGGAAATCCGGGTAATCGACTACTACGAGAACCGCGAAAAACCGATTACGCACTACCTAGCGATGCTGCAAGCGCGTGGCTACGACTACGGGCAACATTTCGTGCCGCACGATGCGGCGGCGCGGGAGCGTTGGTCGGCAACGGCAATGACCGAGATTGCAGCCGCGCAGGGGTATCAAATGACGGTATTACCGCGTGAGGACGTGGAGCAGGGAATCAATGCCGCGCGCATGTTGTTTTCGCGGTGCGTGTTCGATGCGGCCAAATGCGCGATGGGTCTGGAAGCGCTGCACAATTACCGCCGCGAATTCAGCAGGACGTTGAACGAGCTGAAGGCGGTGCCGCTGCACGATTGGGCATCGCACGCGGCAGATGCGTTTCGCTATCTTGCGTTGTCCGTGGACAGAATCAATGCACCGAAACCTGTAGACGTTGGCAAATTCCGTTTCGAGTTCGCCTGATGAAAACGCCAGACATTGCCGAGATTCGCAAGCGTTACGATCAATGCACGGAAGCCGAGTCGGACAGCCGCGACAAGGCGGCGGACGATATCCGGTTTGTGGACGTGGCGGGGGAAATGTGGGACGAAGCGCAACGAAAAAAGCGCGGTTCGCGGCCGTGTTATGAGTTCAATTTGTTGCGGCAACACGTGCGGCAAGTGACGGGCGATCAACGGCAGTCACGCCCGCAGATCAAGGTTCGCGCGACGGAAGAATCGGACATTGATGGTGCTGAGCTGCGCCAGGGTTTGATACACAACATCGAAAGCGAATCGAATGCTAATCGGGCGTATGACACTGCGTTCGATTTTGCGGTCAAGGGCGGGTTTGGATGTTGGCGCGTGGTCACGGAATACAGCCGTGACGATGCGTGGGAGCAGGATATCCGTATCAAGGAAATTCGCGATCCGTTTGCGGTCTGGTTCGATCCGAGCGCGTCGGAATATGATCGACGGGACGCGCGTTTCGCGTTCTACGAACAATGGATGTCGCGCGAAGAGTTTCGCGCGCGTTATCCTGATGCGCAGGAAACGCAGTGGGATGCGACAGGGAAAGAGGATTCCTGGTCGCGCGAACATGATTTGCGAATTGCCGAATATTGGGTGAAGAAACCAGTGCAGCGTACGCTGCTGTTGTTGTCGGACGGACGCACGGTGGGCGCCGACGAAACGGTGGCGGTGTTGGATGATTTGGCGGCGCAGGGCATAACGGTAGTTCGCGAGCGCAAGGTCACGGCACAAAAAGTGTGGATGTATGTTGTGAGCGGCGCGGAAGTGTTGAGCGGCCCGCACGAATGGCCGGGCAAATATATTCCGCTGGTTCCGGTGTTTGGCGACCTGACGCGCGTGGATGGTCGAGACAGCTACAACGGCTTGGTACGACACGCCAAAGATGCGGCGCGGTTGAACAACTACTACATGACGGCGGCGATGGAAACGATTGCCAAGCTGCCAAAGAACCCGTATTTGGTGACGCCGAAGATGCTGGAAGGGCAGGGCGTGAAAACGTTTTGGGAGAAAGCGGCGACGGAAGACCCGCTGTTTCTGCCGTACACGCCTGATCCGCAGGCACCTGGCGGCCGGCCGTTGCGCGAGAACGGGCCGGAATTCCCGGCCGCGATGGTGAATTTGGCGCAGGTCACGAATGACCTGATGAAAGGTGTCACGGGCATACATGACGCCAGTCTCGGTATCCGCTCGAACGAAACGAGTGGTCGCGCGATCATCGCGCGGCAGCGCGAGGGAGACACGGCAAATTTCGTGTACATTGACAATTTATCGAAGTCCATCCAGTACACGGGAGAGATAATCAGCGATCTGTTGCCGCACATTTACGACACGGCGCGCGTGGTGCGGGTGATTGGCAACGATGGGATCGAGAAGTATCAGAAGGTAAATGCGGTTATTGTGGATGCGGCGACGGGGCGGCCGCAGATACTCAACGATTTGTCTGCGGGCAAATATGACATCACGGTGGACACCGGGCCGTCATTCAGCACGAGGCGCGCGGAGTTTGTCGAGCTGATGAATACGTTGTTCCAATCGAATCCGCAGGCGTTCACGGTGTTTGGCGACCTGTTTTTCAAGGCGATGGATGCGCCGCAGGCACAGGAATTGGCCGAACGGGCCAAGCTGTTGTTGCCGCCGCCGCTACAGCAGAAGCTGGCGCAGCAAGACGGCAAGGGCGACCCGGCGATGCTGATGCAACAGATGCAGCAGCAGATGGAAGAGCAGAAGCGGGCCATCGAGGAAGAAGCGGCAAAGGTGCAGAACGAGAAAACGGAAGTGGATGCGCAGTTGGCGCGACTGGAAGCCAAGCGCCAGCAGATGCAAGCGGAATTCCAGGCGAGCACGGCCAAGCTGGACGCGCATGCCGCAAATATGGAAGCCGAGCGCTTGCGCCGGCTTCTGCAAATCCAATCAACGGAGCAAATCAATGGCACAGAATACGGTATCGGCGGCCTCGGTTAATACCGCCACGTCAAGCGATATTACGGTTGCGGCGGGCGCCAAGGTGACGGTCGGCATTTTTGCCGCAAGCGGCTCCTTGCATGAGCGCTCGTTTGCACGTGTGTACCAGGACACGCCCGGGGGAGACAACAAGATCGGCGAACTGACTAATTCCTCGCCGACGTTTGTTCTCGACAAGCCGGGCACGTTCCGCGTCATCAAGGATGGCGCGGGTTCATCCTACGGTGTGTTCACCGAAACCTGATTTTGTTTTGCCGTACCCGTGCGGACCACGGGGAAAATACGTCGAAGGAGACGCAAGGATGTTGCCGGACACCGAACTAGCCCATGAAGAGGGCGCACAACCCGAAGCGGCGGAAACGCCGATCAATGAGTCGCAGGAAACGGGAACTGCGACCGAGGAAGCGAAGGAAGAAGCCGCGAAGGAAGCTGCGCCGAAGAAGCGCAGTGATGGCGGATTCCAGCGCCGAATCAATGAGCTGACCTGGAAAACGCGCGAGTTGGAGCGGCAGTTGGCCGAAGCCACGGCGCGGCAACAGGAAAGCGTCGCAGAGCCGGAACCCGATTTTTATGCTGACCCTGTTGGCACCATTCGCTATTTGGCGAAGCAGGAGGCCGAGCAGCGATTGGCGGAGGAGCGGGAATCGCTGGCGGCTGCGCAACACAGGCAGCAGTTTGAGCAGACGCAAAGGAGTTTTACCGAGCGCGCAAATAGTTTCATGGAATCGCATCCCGATTTTCTGGATGCCGTCGCCGAACTGGACGCGGTAGCGCCCTTTTCGCCGATGGTAGCGGAAGTGATCGGACAATCGGAGGCGGGGCCGGAGATTGCCTATTATTTGTCGCAGAATCTGGCGGAAGCACAGCAGATTGCCATGCTGCCGCCGCATTTGGCGACCGCGCGAATTGCTCGAATCGAGGCCCGACTGCAAAGCAAACCGCAAGGCCGTGCGCCGCGTGCGCCGGAACCGCCGCCAGTCTTGTCTGGTCGTTCGCAAGGGCCGAAAGACCCGTCGAAAATGACCTATGAAGAATACAAACGCTGGCGGAATTCGTAATTCAATCCCTCTTCATAAGGAAAACGTGTCATGGCTAATACCCTCATCACTCCCAGCATCATCGCCAAAGAGGCGATCATGCAGGTGGAAAATAATCTTGTCATGGGCAAACTGGTGCATCGCGAATACAAGAAGGAATTCATCAAGGTTGGCGATACCGTCTCGGTTCGCAAGCCGGTCAAATTCACCGTCACCGATGGCGCGACCCGCTCGAACCAGGACGTGGAAGAAGCGACCACGCCGTTTGTCATCAACAACCGCAAGCATGTGTCGTGGAAATTCAGCTCGCAGGATTTGACGCTCAAGATCGAGGAATACAGCGAGAACTACATCAAGCCGGCGGCAATTGCGTTGGCGAACAACATTGATGCAGCGCTGACCAATCTCTACAAGAACGTTTTTTCCAATGTCGGCACGGCGGGCACTACCCCGAGTACGTTCCTGAATTTCGGCGCGGCCTCGCAGCGTCTGGACGAATACGCCTGCCCGGCGGAAGAGCGCCGTCTGGTGCTCAATCCTGCTGCCGCTCTCAACGCCCAGGACATGCTCAAGGGCTTGTACAACCCCGAGATCGTCAAAGGCGCGGTACGTGGTCGCATGATTGGGCCGATTGCCGGGTTTGATTGCTACATGGATCAGAACATCAAGGCGCACACCATCGGCACTGGTTGGGGCACCCCGTTGGTCAACGGTGCGTCGCAGAACGTCGCGTACTCTGCCGCGTCGCACACCTACGGCTCGACCTCGCAGAGCTTGGCCGTGGACGGCATGGCGGCCTCTGGTGCCTATAGTGCCGGCGACGTGTTCACTATTGCCGGCGTGTATCAGGTCAACCCGGTGTCCAAGGAGTCTACGGGCGTATTGCAGGAGTTCGTGGTGCAGGTGGCGGGCACGGCCAGCGGCGGTGGTGCGGCCACATTGACCATTTCGCCGGCCATCATCACGTCCGGCCCGTATCAGACGGTGGACGCGGCCCCGACCGACAACGCGGTCATCACGGTCAAGGCGTCGCACAAGGCCAACCTGGCGTTCCACAAGAATGCCTTTGGTCTGGTCATGTGCCCGCTGCAAATTCCGGATGGCGCGTCTTGGGCGCAGCGCGAAAGCCACAACGGCCTGAGCATTCGCGTGGTCAAGGATTACGACGTGGACAGCGACGACGAAATCATCCGTCTGGATATCCTTTACGGCGTGAAGGCGCTGTATCCGGAGCTGGCCTGCCGTTTGTTCGGTTGATGCACCCTGCCGGGGTGGGGTGATCCTGCCCCGGCAGTTTGACCGGGCCAAGGACGGCCTTTTTTCAAAGGACGGGTATGGCAACAGGCTATGACATTGTTGGGCGCGCGTTGCGCATTGCCCGGGTGGTGGATGCGGGGGATGCGCTGGACGCCAACGACGCGCAGGACGCACTGACAACGCTCAATGCGATGTTGGCGGAATGGCATGAGGCCGAAATCGGGCTGCCGGATTATTCCTTGGCAACGCTGGAAACGGAGTTGGCATCGGACGCCGCAGACCGCGAGGCCGTGGCGTTTGCGCTGGCCGAGCGCGTGGCGATGGAGTACGGGACGGAGTTGTCGCCGATGGCGCAGCAGATGGCGCAGGCCACCATGCAACGGCTGCGGCTGCGTTATTTCCAACCGGGCCGGGTATCGACGGCGCTGCCGTATGCGGACGCGGATTGGCGCACGGGTGAAACCGAATGAGGATGCAGCCTATCCCGATAGTGGGCGGTTCGTATGCGGACGATGCGCTGCCGTGGTCGGCGCAGGATACCGTAAACTGGCTGCCGGTGACGGCGGAAATGCCGGGCACGCGATCCGGCGAAATGCTGCGCACGCCGCCCGGACTCAAGCCGTTCGTTGTGGCGGGGACGCGCTGGCGCGGTCTGCGCAACGTCGAGGGCGCAGCTTATGGGGTTTCGGGGGAAATTCTATATCGAATCAACTCAGACGCCAGCGTGGACGTGATCGGTACGATTCCGGGGCGTGGCCTGGTTTCGATGACGCACAATCAGATCAACGGCGGAAACGAGCTGGTGATCGGCACAGGCGATGCCGGCTATGTGTACAACACGGCCACCGACACCCTGACGCAGATTACCGATGACGGGTTTCCTGGGTTTTTGGTCTGCGACTATATCAATTCCCTGATCGTCGGCATCGAACCGGGGCGTCGCTACTGGTTCAATTCGGCGCTGGCCGATGCGCTGAGCTACAACACGTTGGAGCGGTACGAGTCGGAAGCGGCCCCGGACAGACTGCGCGGTCTGATTGTGTCGCATTTGGAAACCTGGCTGTTCAACGAGCGCACCATTGAGGTGTTCGAAAACACTGGCGCAGAGAATGCGCTGTTCGAGAACAAGCGGATTGTCATTGAGATTGGTTGCGCTGCCACAAATTCGGTCAAGAAGCTGGAAAATTCCATTGTGTTTCTGGGCCATGACGGGCGCATCTACCAGACCAACGGCTACCAGTTGGTGCGTATTTCGACGCACGCGATTGAGCAGGCCATTACCGGGCTGCAATGGCACAAGGCGTTCGCGTTCATCTGGGAAGATCGCGGGCACAAGGTCTACTATCTGACCTTCCCCGACGGCAAGACTTGGGGATTCGATTTTGCCGTAAGGCAATGGCATCGCCGCGAAACCGAAGGCATGGATCGTTGGCGATTGTCCTGCATGATGCAATGGAACAATCGTTGGTATGGCGGCGCGTACAATAGTGGCGTGCTTTACGAGCTTGATTGGGACTATGCGCTTGATGGGTGCGACGCGATGGTTCGCGAGCGAACGACCCCGGCCCTACATGCCGACCAGAACCGCGTACAGGTGGATGCGTTGGAACTCGTGGTTGATACGGGGAGCGCGGAAACTGCGTGCGTGGAAGTCTCGCCCTCGCTTGACACCCTGATCCTGGAAGATGCTCCGCTGCTGTATTGGAAGCTAAACGAAACAGCCGGAACTCAGGTAATAGATTACTCCGGCAACGGCTATCATGGCACGTATGAAGGGAGTGAAAACACCGATTACCAGCGCACAGCATCCGGCATCAAGATGCTGGGAACGGCTGTATTTCCTGACGGCGCTGGCGTCAGGTCGGCCGTAGAGCCGGCCTTGCGTGTAGCCACGTCAAGCTACGAATGGGCGATTGAAGCGCTGGTGACGCGGCACGGAAACACTGCATTTCCGAATGACGCGCACGAAACCATCGCCGGCGTGCTTGGCGATACCAGTCCGATCCGAAACGGACATTTCCAATATCAGATTCGCCTTAGTCACAATGCCAACCCCGACCCGAAACGTCGCCCGATGGGGCAATGGCACGTCAGCACGCCGTCCCACACGGTCAAAACGGTGGATGATTCTGTAGCGGTAGTAAATAACCAGCCATATCACATAGTAATGGTTGGATCAGACAATGGCAGCGGCTACCAACGACTAAAGCTGTATGTGAACGGTGCGTTGATTGAAACACTGGACGATACAGTCGTCCGTTTCGGAGAGAGCGATTCAACGGCGTGGTTTAACGTCGGTGGCGTGGTTCATGAAGGGTCATCGGTTCATTATTGGTGCATATACGCCACCATTGCGCATGTAGCGCTGTACAACAAGTCGCTTGGGGCCGATAGGGTTCTTGCGCACGCACAAGCGCACGGGGTTGCGTAATGGCAGACAGAAAAGCAATGTTGAGCGTGTCGCGCGACGGCGGCCACACGTTCGGCTCGTGGTCTGAACACGACATGGGCGAGGAAGGCGACTTCATGAAGCGAATCGTGCGCCGCCGCATCGGCGTGGCGCGGCACCTTGTGCTTCGCATACGCATCAGTTCGCCGGTCAAAACGGACCTGATTGCGGCGTCGGCCGTGATAGGGGTCAACGAATCATGATGATTGCGGACAGCCCCGAGTTCCTGGAATCCATCGCCAACCATCCGCGCGTGCGCCCGTGGGTCGGTGGCGACGGCGTAAGCCCGGTCAAGGCCGGCGAAAGCTGGCAGCGGTCGCGGGCGGTGCAGTGGGACGATGGCGGCGTGGTATTCATGGAGGAATCGCCGGGCACGTTTTCGGTGCATCTGGTGTTCCAGCGTAAGGCAAAGAACGTGCTGGAAAAACTGGCGAGCGCGAAGGCGTATATTATGGGCCAGCCAGACGTTTTCCGGCTGGTGGCGACGTTTCCGCCGGCATATCGGCATGTACGCCGATGTGCGCAGGCAATGGGGTTGACGCCAATCGGCTCGGCGTGGGTATTGCACAAGGAGACGGGTCATGGGTTGGGCTAATGCGATTCAAGGGATCGGCGTTGCTGCCGGCCTGTGGGGGGCCAAGAAACAGGGCGATGCTGCCAAGGCGCAAGCCAAGGGCGCGCAGGCTGGTTTGGACTGGACTAAGCAGGTCTACAAGGACGCGCAAGGCAATTTCGCGCCGTATCTCGGCATCGGCCAGCAAGGCGTTGGCGGGTTGTCGGCGCTGCTCAATGGCGACTATTCGGGCTTCTACAGTTCGCCCGACTACGTGGCGGCCCGCGAGGCGATGAACTACGGCCTGGATCATTCGGCAGCGGCGCGCGGCCGCCTGTACAGCGGTGGGTACATGGCCGATTTGTCCAAGGCGCAGGGCGATCTGGCGGCCGGATATCTCGGCAACTATCGGAACTTCCTGGGCAGCGTGGCCGGTATGGGCCAGAACGCTGCAAGCAGCTTGGGCAGCCTGGGCAACGGATTGGCAAGCAACGTACAGGCCGGTTACAACGGCGTTGCGGACGCGCGAGCTACGCAGTACGGCGCGCAGGCCGCGATGCTCAATCAATTGGTGGCTGGGCTGGGACAGTTCTACCGGCCAACGGGCACGACCACGACGAACACCAACGTGTACACCAATTACGGCTACGGCCCGCAGTTCTAGGAGAAGCGGTCATGGGATTTCTGGAAGGATATCGCGGGGCAATGGAGCCCGGACTGCAACTACAGAAACTTCTGCAAGAACAGCATGAGGCGCGCCTGAAACAACAGGATGACGCCGACATGGCGGCATACCTGCAAAATCCGGAGAACGATCCGCGCGAGCTGGCGGCAAACATCATGCGCCGTGGCGGGGACCCGAGCTTCATCCTGAAGGATCAGGAGGCCCGCGCGAAGGCGCAGCAGGCGCAGGCCGCCGAAGCGCTCAGGGCCGGGCAGGCGCGTCTAAAGACTATGGCCGAGCTTATCGGTGCGGCCCCGTCGCATATGCGGCCCAAAATCTATCAGTCCATGCGGCCCCAGCTCGAAAGCATCGGCTTGGTCGATATGCCGGACGAATGGTCGGACGATTTGTTGGCCGTCGCGGCAACCTTGTCCGGCGAAAAGCCGGCGACCCACGATGCCGGCCGGTGGTCTAATGCAGGCGGCGGTACGATCTACAACACGGTAACGGGTGAAGCGCGTCAATTGGGCGGGGCGTTCGCCAACGAACAGGCGATTCTCGACGAAGCGGCGCGCCGCGCAAACGCCGCGCACGCCGCCGGCGCGAGCGAACAGGAGATTGCCGACGAAGTGAACCCTTGGCTGCAAGAGCAATACACGCTACTCAATTCGAGGGCAAATAAGCCTGGGAAGGAAAGCGCGTTGGCCGAGCGGTTGCGCCTGGCTAACGAAATGGGCCTTAGCGAGGAAGAAAAGCGGAATATCGTGCGCGGCGGCGCTGCGCCAAAGAATAGCGGGCGCGGCAATGATGGGCAGGCGGATGGCCTTAGCGGCAAGGATTTGCAGACAGCGATTTCAATGCAATCGAAGTTGCCGGCGATGGTTCGGCGAATCAATGGCATTACCGATTATTTCGAGAAATTGCAGAGAAATTTCGTTTTGGATGGCGGCCCGGCGGATGGCGCGGTGCTGTGGGCGACCAAGGAAGGCCAGTTGGCCGAAAGTTCGGCGGCGGCCCTTCGGCCATTGCTGTTGTCCTTTACACGCGTTCCGGGCATTGGCGCGCAATCCGATCTGGAGGCGCGATTGGATGGGATGCAATACCCTTCGGTCTGGAATCATCCGGAAACGAACAAGATGCTGATCGAAGAGCTGAAGAAATTCATTGCCGACCTTCAAGCGGCTTACATGAACCTTCGGTCACGCGCGATTGCTGGCGACGACGAGTTCAGCGGGTTTGAGGTATTGGAGGACGAATAATGCCCAACATCAAGCGTGTCCGCTTCCCCGATGGATCGGTGCGCCGAATACAGGTGCCGGACGGGGCCACCCGTGAACAGGCGCTGGCCTATGCCAAGCGTGTTTGGCAGAACGAGGCCGATGCCCGGCTGCCGCCGCTGGACGGCGAAAAGCCGGCGTGGCAGCCGAAGCGGCGCACGCTGGCCGATATCCGCGAGGAAGCGGCCAAGCCGGAAAACCACACGCCTACGGCAGCCGAAGAGTTGGGATGGCGCGACGCCTTCGTGGCAAGCGCTGGGAAGGCGTTTCGGGATGCGGGACTAGGGACTGTACAGGCCCTGGCGTCTGGGGGCCCCAGCGCCGCGCTGGCGCGCGCCATTGCCGAACGAATCAGCCCTGCCCCGGCCGGCAAGCTGGGTGATCTGATTACCGGGCAACCGCCGGAGCGGTCCAAGAATGCCGTGGAGCGTTGGGCCGATGCCGCGATCAACGACAACGCGGCGGCGGATGCGGAACTGATGGAACGGCCCGGCTCCGGCTGGGGTTATGCGGCAGGACTGGCCGCCCCGATACTGTTGCCGGGCGCCGCCGCATCGGAAGGAGGGGCGCTGGCGATGCGGGCGCCGCAACTGGCGTCCGGGCTGCGCACCCTGTTATTGCCGAGCCGACTGCCGGGCATGGCGGCCCAAGGCGCGACGCTGGGCTATTTGCAGCCCGTCCGCGAAGGCGATTCCCGAGCGGTAAATACCGCCTTGGGCACCGTCGCCGCGCCGCTGGGCATGATGGCCGCCAGGGGTGCCGTGGCGGCGGCGAAGGGTGTGGGCCGGTTTGGCCAATACGCGGCGGGGGTGGTCAGCCCGAACGTAGCCAGGCACGCCAGGCAGCGCGCGCTGGATCAGTCGGCCGCAGACGCCCTGCGCGCAGAAGCCGAAGACGCCGCCAGCCTGTTGCGCCCTGCCCCGTCGGCCGTACCGGGCGCGTCCCGTTCGCTGGCCGAGGAAAGCCAAGATGCCGGCATCGCGCGCATGGAGCAGAAGTTTCGCGGCACGGCCTCCGGCTGGGACGCGAGGGACGCTGCCAACGATGCCGCGCGACGCGAGGCCATCGAAGCGTTTGCGGGCAATGGTGACCGTCTGGAGCAGGCCATAGATGCCCGTTGGCGGGCGACGCAGCCTGCCCTGAAGGAAGCGCTACAGGTGACAGGGGTGGATACGACCCGGCTAGTGTCCCAGGTAGCCCGGCTGGAAAAGCGATTCGAAAAACGGCCGGCCATCCGCAAGGCGCTGGGGGAGGTGCGGGAATTGCTGATGACCCCGGTCGAGCCGCGCGACGCCAAGCGCAACGCGCTGGCGGTCATGCGGGCGTATCTGGATTCTGGCCGCGCCCGGTCGCCTGCCGATCATCGGGCCGTGGATGAGGCAATGAAGGCGATTCGTCGCGGCGAGGTGCCAACAGTGGCATTCCCTACGCCGTCCGGGAAAGGGGCGCTCAAGTTGGCCCAGGCGGCCATGCAACAAACGGAAGCGCCCGAATCGCGCATGGCGGCATTGGAGGACGTGCGCCGCACCATCCAGGACATGCTGACCGGCAAATGGTCGGGAGACACCAATCAGGCGCTGAAGGGCGCGCAAGAATTGATTGCCGTCAAAAATCAATTGACGCGCGTGATGCAGAAAGCCTCCCCCGCCTTTGACCAGTACCTGACCGGCTTCAAAGCCCTGTCCCGCCCCGTCGATCAAATGCTGATAGGGCAGCGTTTGCTGCGCAAGGGCGCTGGGTCGCCCGTGCCGGGAGCGCGATTGACGCCAGCCGCGTTTGCAAGGCAATCGCAAAACCTGGACGACGTGGCGGCTAAGGCCACAAGGTTCAGGAAGGCGAAAGCAGCCAACATTTTGACCTCCGCGCAACTGGACACCATCCGGAACGTGGAAGACGATCTGGCGCGGCAGCATTTTGCCGCGACGCGTGGCCTGGGCAGCAATTCCGTCACCGATGCCCGCCGGGAGCTGGGCAATCGCCTCCAACAGCGGGCGCTGGCGCGGTTCTTCTTCAAGGATGCGGCTGAGTTGCTGGACAAGGAAACGGCCGCGCAGCTCAACGCCCGGATCAATGAGATGTTGCAGAACCCGGCAGAGGCGCGTCGCATTCTCAACGCCATGCCGCCAAAGAATCGGGCGCTGGTCGAGCAGGCCATCAATCGGCTGGGCGGATTCCCGGCGGTGTTTGGCACGCGCGCCAGCCAAGCCGCTGACCGACGCCGGAATGAGGGTCAGGAGTAAATCACATGGCCTACCGTTTTTTCGATCCGAACACGCAATACCGAGACGACGATGGCGTTATTTGCGCCAGTGGGTCGCTGACGTTCACAATTACCGGCACGACCACGGCGAAAAACGTCTACGCCGAATCGTCCCTGACAACCAGCCTTGGCAACGTGATCGACCTGGACGCCTCGGGGCGCGCCGACCAGGACTTCTGGCTCGCCACCGATGCGCAATACCGCGTGGTGCTGAAAGACGGCGACGGCGTGGAAGTTTGGACGCGCGATGAAATCCGGGACGTGGACAGCACCGTAACGGTACAGGTGCCCGACCCGGCCAGCGGCACCGACGGGCAGGCGCTGTTTACCGACGGCACGGATTTCTATTTCGACGACGTGTCGCAGGTGCCCAGCATGAGCGGGCACTCCGGCAAGTACCTGACCAATGACGGCACGCTGGCGAGCTGGGCGGCGCTGCCGACCTATTCCGAAACATCGCTGCCTGGCGGCATTACAGACGCATCCAGCAGTCTGCAAATTGGCAAGCGCAAATTCCAATGGGGCAGCGATTCGGCGGCATCGTCCGGCACGACCACGACGAACAAGGCCGTCACGTTCGGAGAAGCCTACTCCACCGCGCCAACGGTGTTCATCACGATCACGGGCAGCACGGGCAGCACACCGCAGGGCGCGTTCCCGTCGCATGGCGTGGTAGCGACCACGACCGGGTTCACGGTGTATTTCTACGCCAACGATGAGCACGACTCGCCGGGCTGGACGATCACCAGCAGCGTTCCGTTCAACTGGATTGCGATTGGAACCGTAACATGAACATCAAGCCGCGATGGCATGGCCCGCTCATTGACCGCGAAGGCCGCGTCCTCAAGCCGTTGTCGGATTATCTCGACTCCATCGGCAGCACGAGCGACACGGCGGCGACGGATGTTGCCGAGCTGGAATCGCGTGTTACATCGCTCGAATCGTCAGACGAAATCACGATCATCGGCATGAATGGGGTGTCCGTAATGCACCCCTCTGATTCAGTTTGGCAGATTAGCGGAAACGAAGATCAGGGCATCCTCGCCGCGCAAATTTTCGGAGGCTAGGCCACGTGGCAACCTATTCAAGAACGCTGCTATCAGGCTCGACGAGCGGCCGGCCGATTCCGGTAGCCGCCACCGCAACGCCGGGAACGACGATTCACACCGCCGTCAGTGGGACCAGCTCATTCGATGAAGTCTATCTTTGGGCGTCGAACATCACGGCGACGGCGGCCACCCTGACGATAGAATTTGGCGGCGTAACCGATCCAGGCGATCATCTGGTGAAGGCGTACAGCATCCCGGCCAATTCGCCCCCGATCCCGATTTCCACCGGGCAATGTGTGAACGGCGGTGTTCTGGTAACGGCGTTCAGCGGAACGGCCAACGCCATCAACATAACCGGCTACGTGAACCGTATCGTATGACGCATATCGTCCCGCAAAACCTGCCACGTGACGAAGCCGGAGAAGCAATCCGTGCGCGCGTGTTCGGCATCAAGGCGCAGATGGAAGCGCCGGGCACCGGCTATCAACCGCTGGACGCGCAGCTTACGGACTTGGCCGCGCTTTCCTACGGCGGCAACGCGCTAAAAGTGGTTCGCGTCAACGCTGGCGAAACAAGCTGGGAATTGGCTACGGTAAGCGGCGGGGGCGGCGGAAGCGGAAGCTCTTATTTTCCCGGCGGCTGGTAAGTAACGACAAACAAAAGGAGAAAAGCAGTGCCCAAGTCCACAAGTGTTTGCAATAGCTTCTTGGCCCTTCTGTACAATGCTACCGCATGGGCCAATATCGCTGACAACGCGTCAGTCTCGCCGGCCACGAATATCTACATGGCGCTGCACACGGCATCGCTGACCGCTGCCGGCAACCAGTCCACATCGGAAACGGCATATACCAACTACGCCCGTGTTGCCACCGCTCGCACCACCAGCGGCTGGTCGGCTCCGGCGTCCGGCGCTACCGACAACGTAGCCGCCATTGAGTTTCCCCAGTGCGGCGTGACGGGTGCCACGATCACGACCGCCAGCACCGGCAAGGATTCGTCGGGTGCCGGAATCATCTTCCACTATGGCGACCTGAATGCCAGCATCGCCGTTTCCAATCAGATTCAGCCCCGATTCCCAATCGGTGCCGTGACTATCACGGAGACCTGATGAAATTTCCCCCTTTATACGAGTGCTCGGTTTGTTCGAAGCCGGTCAAGGTGACGACGAGAGAAGGCGAAGAGCCTGTGTTGGCTTTTGCTTGTGACCATCACGATGCTATTGTCTGGGCTAACCGTAAGGTGACGCTGTATGGCGTCGGCAATTTGAACGCCGCGCAACGGGGCGTGGTCAAAATCAAGGTCACTGTCCGCCAATTTCTGTCGTGGCTCACGGGTCGGAGCATCTGATGCGCACGGTCGCCGAGATAGAAAAGGCATATTTGGAAGGTCGCTTTCTGAAGCGATCATTCAACAAGAACTGCAATGTCGTCACTGTCGCCGGCACCGCGCAAGACTTGAGTGTCCAGAGCGGCAATCCCCCTGCGCAGTTCTACGTCGGCAGCATCGCTACGGCGACGGCGCTTGCCCGCTCTACTGACGGCGGACTGGATCACGGCCCGGACATGCCGGGCTACAAAAAGTATCTGCACAAGCTCAACAATCTTCAGACGGTGACGGCCGGCGCGGTTCCTTGCACGCTTGAAGTGCATGATTACCTTGCCTTCTACCCGTTCATCGGCATGGACTCCGGCATCCAAGCGTTGACGACTGGCATTAGCATTCCCCGCTATGATCCCAGCGAGGGAATACAGATGATGTTGATCGAGCAAAACAGCTACGTCGGCGGCGCTACCGTACAGATCACGTACACCAACAGCGAAGGCGTTTCCGGCAGAGTGACTCCCGTCATTACGCTGAATTCCGTCACTAACGCGGGGACGGTGGCAACGCAAGCGCCTGCCACCGCCGGCACCTGCGGCCAGTATGTCGCATTACAGCGGGGCGATCACGGCGTAGCGTATCCGGAAAGCATCGAAATCATTACCGGCGATGTCGGCGTGCTGTGCATCGTGCTAGTAAAGCCGCTTGCTACCGTCGCCATCTACGAAAACACTACCCCGTGCGATTGGGACCTGTGGCACACCCTGGGGTATTTGCCGGAGATCAGGGACGATGCTTATCTCAATCTCCTGCTGAAGCCGGCTGGCAGCGCCAGCGGTGCCACCATCTACGGCAATATAGTTACCCTTTGGAAAGAGGAATAAGCAATGGCCGGCTTTACGAGCAAAGACTCCGAAATCAATGCAATGTCCTCGCTGGGACAGCGATGGGAGCAGCCGTTCTCCAAGCAGTTCAACCCCACGGCGGCGGCGGTTGCCAACGAGTGGCACACGCTGTTTCGCGGCGGCGGCTACCCACAGGCCGACGCGATCTTCGACACGGGCACCAACCTGGTGTTTCAGTCGCTTTGCGATCAAACGACTAACGCCGGCTGCATTTATCATGGCGGCAACATTGGCACCGACGGCGACGGCTACAAGGTGCTTACCGCTGGCTACGCGGTAACTGGTGCCGCCACCGTAGTCCCAAACACGCTGGAATTGATCGACGTGCTAGGCTGGTATCGCGTTACGTCTGTGACCACGACCACGGCCCAATCCACGATCAACGGCGAGAATTTCACCGCGTCCAGCTCATCCGGCCTGTTGCTGACCTACACCAACGATTGGCAAAACTATTCGAAGGTGAGATTCACCACGTCCGGCACGTTGCCGACGGGCCTGTCGCTTAACACCGATTATTGGCTGGTGCGTGTCAGTGCCACGACGGCGCGCGTAGCGACTACGTTCGCCAACGCCATTGCCGGCACGGTAATCGCGTACACCGATGCGGGTTCCGGCACGCACACCTTGACGACCCGACTGCCCCGATACAGCGACGGCGCTGGCGTAGACGCCATCTTTTTCAACCCACAAGCGACGGCGCTTGGTGCCGGCACGCCGGGCCTTTCGCTGGGCTACACCAACAGCGCCGGTGTTGCATCCCGCGCAACGCCTTCGACGCCTTCCCTGCCTATCGGCAAGACGGCGGCAACGAACAGCCATATCCTGTATTCCGGCGCTACGGGTGCGGGCAAGATGGGGCCGTTTGTTCCGCGACAAGCAGCCGACGCCGGTATTCAAAGCATCCAGAGCATCCGCAATAACGCCACGTACACCAGCGGCATGTATTCGGTCGCGCTGGTGCGCTCGCTGGGCACCTTCCCCGTGCAGGTGCTCGGGCAAGCGGTGATGATGGACTTCACGTCCAACATGTTCCCGAGTTACCCCCGGATATACGATGGCGCGGCGCTGTACTTCCTGAGCAAGTCGGGCGTGGCGACTCCGGTCAATAGCCAGTTCGACGGCAAGATCATCACAGGCTGGACGTAATATGGGGCTGCTGGGGAACGGGTTCCGCAACAGCCTTGGCGTCCATCGAGCAATAGGCGATCTTCCCGCGCGCGTTGCCGCTGGGCGCTACTCGGCGTTTAGCAATACGCGCAGTCAAGACGGAGCGTCAACCGTATTGGCTGACTTGTCGTTCCCCGTCGGACTCCCTCCGGGGCCGGCGTGGTATCCGCCGCAGACCGGCGGGGCAATGTCCCTGCGCGCGATTGCAGCCGGCGACATGACGGCGAACCTATATCCCAGCTATCCCATGTCGGTGGACTTCACCGGCGCCGGCGACTTGTCGGCGGACGCTTCGCTGGCCGTTTCGATGCTGCTTGCCATGAGTGGCAGCGGCACGCTGACTGCCGGAATCGTCGGCAATGTGAATATGTCGGTGGACTTCACGGGCGCTGGCGATCTTGATGCCAGCTTGTCCGGCTTGGGGAACATGCTGGTTGCCCTGTCCGGTGGTGGCGATCTTGATGCCACCATTGCCGCTTATGGAAACATGTCCATTGATATCGTTGTTTCCGGTACAGGCTTGACGGCAGAAAACGTAGGCGCGTCGGTATGGGGCTACCTGTTGTCTTGCGGCTACACCGCCGAACAAGCCATGCAGATACTGACCGCCGTGGCCGCCGGCAAGACAACCATCGTCGATAATGGCGGCGGCAGCGCAGATGTGACGTTCCGCGATCTGCCGGACACCAAGGACGTAGTTGCAGCAGAAATGCAGGACAGCGAGCGTATCAATGTCGTGCTCGACCCATGACGGATAAGGACCTACCAATGCAGAACACCAGGGCGAACTTCCGATGAAAGGGCTGACTCGTTCGATTCTCAAGCCGCTACCGCAGGCTGCGCTCGCGCCCATAGGCGCGACCGAAGGCGGCTGGTCGCCCGCCGACTGGTTCCGTGCCGGCGAGGCAGGGGCGGCGTACTGGATCACGCCGGATTCGAACAAGCATATCTATGTCGCCGGCCCGCAGATAGAGATTGGTTCCGTGGCTACGCGCTACCAGCGGGTTACCACGGCTACCGACTACGATGCAGCAGGATTTCCGCATCGGCTGCTATTCGACGGCGTGGACGACTTCCTGCAAACCGCTGCCATTGACTTTTCGGCTACCGACGCGATGACGGTGGTTGCTGGCGTAACAAAGCGCAGCGATGCGGCGCAGGGGTGCGTCGCGGAACTGACGGCATCCATTGCATCGAACAACGGCGCGTTTTTGCTTGCCGCCCCGGACGGCGCAACCGACACCTTCGCCTTCGACAGCAAGGGCACGGCGCAGACCGATGCCGTCGTGACCGGCTACGCTTTCGTTTCTGCGGCCATCCTGACCGGGCAGGCTGATATCTCCGGCGACTCGGCGACGTTGCGCGTGAACGGTGTGCTGGGCGACACGGATACGGGCGACCAAGGCACGGGCAATTACGCTAACGCCGCTGTCTACATCGGCCGCCGTGGCGGCACATCCCTGCCGTTCAACGGCGAGCTGTCGTCTTTGGTCATTCGCGGCGCGGCAACGGCCGACGTGACGCCGGCCGAATCGTTCGCTGCCAACTTGCATGGGGTGACGCTATGACCATTGTCGCCATCGTGCCTGTTGCCGACATGGCCGCCGCCAATGCCGCGCTGGACGCGGCGGGGTTCGGGCCGAAGAATTTCAGCGTGGCCGGCTACGCTTCTACCGGCGCTACGCATGGCGGCCTGGCCGCATGGGACGATCCGGCTCTGCTGGCGGCGCTGGAATTAGATGCCAACATCACTGTCACCGAATCCGACGATGACCCGGCGACGGCTTTTGCCGGCCTGTTCGCTGCTGCCAGCGTGGCATGGGGAGATACCGCGCCGGCCCTGCCGGCCACGGGGAACGCGACCGCCGGCACACTGTACCGCTACGATGACGGCACGTTGTGGTGGTGTATCCAGACATTCAGCCGCAGTACGTACAGCGCGCATCCGAGCACGTATCCCGCCCTGATTCGCATCGTGCGCGAGCCCGGCACGGTGGCTGCGTGGACGCAGCCGATTGACCAGTATGATGCCTACAAGCTCGCTAGCCCATTCACCGGGCTGCCGGACGAATGCACGCACGCCGGCAAGCGCTGGCGAGTGACTCAGGCCGACGGCAGCGGAAACAATGTGTGGGAGCCGGGCGTGTACGGGTGGAGCGAGGTCGCATGACCGCGACGATGACCTACAGGCGCTGACCTATGCCGACAATACGATTGATCGAGTCCATTCTTGCGGCCTTGGTGTCGCTGGCGTCATTGGTCGGTTCCGTGTGGGCGATCTATCGCTGGGGTTGGCCGGCATGGGCTGATTGGAAGCGACGCCGGCGCGATATACACGATGCACTAATCACGTTGCCGCAGGTGATCCAAGGCCATAACCGTTGGCTGGCGCTGGAACAGGTGATCCTCGGGATTGCCGCCGAGGTGCGACCCAACGGGGGCGGCAGTTTCCGCGACCTGGGGACGCGGCTGGAACGCCGCGTGAACGAAATCGCGGCGGCGATGGAACTGTTGAACGAAACGGTGCGCGCCAACCTGGACGCGGCGGCATCGCGCGGGCTGTTCGAGTGCTCGCCGGATGGGCGCAATACGTGGGTGAACACCACCTATTGCCGTTGGCTGCAATGCCGGGAAGATGAATTGCTCGGCTTCAATTTTCTGACGCGCGTTTCGGACGAGGATCGGGAAGACGTGGCGACCGAATGGCACGCGGCCCGCCAGCAGGGCCGCAAATACCACAAACGGCATTCGATGATGGCCACGGATGGCCGGCGTA